TAAGATATAATCTTCTTTTGCTCCGTTTCTAATAGTATTTTCTATAGGATATTCGTTTGTAAGGTAATTCTTAACAGCTTTTTTTACTATTCCAAGATGAGCGTTCCTTGATAAATCATTCATACTTAAAAATCCTTTAGTCTTAACTCCACCATCAGACTTTATTGCCAAGTAATTATTAACGTCTCTTATGTAAATTCTATCATAATGTGTTTTTTCCAGTTCAAAACCGGTCAAAAACTCCCATTTTTCCAACACCTCATCAAACTTATCAGTATTACGTATCTTTCCCCTTACAGTAAGTCCGTCAGTATTACCGGATATTATTTCAAACCCATGTTTTTCCAATTCTTCAATAAGCATTAATAAACATAGTTGACCTGTTATAGTAGTCTGTATCATTTTTTCTAAATCGTACAAAATACTTTTCTTATAACCGAGTCTACCAAAAGTTCCATTAAGTACGATCTTGTAAAACTTACTAGGAGTACTTGCCTTATCCTTTATTTGCAGACGCCTATCTCGCAAGGACTTATATAATTCCAGAAATTCCTTGCCTATATTACTTGGATATATTCCATTGTTTATAATTATACTTGGATAATATGAAGTAACATCAATATCTATCAAAAATTGATCATCATTTGTAAATACTGATATACTTTCCTCTTTTGAATGAAGACCCCCAATCCCTATTGTAAAACTATTAGTCTTGGTTTTTATTTCCCTACCGACAAAACTAATATCTTTCTTCAAATTGGTTTTATCAGTAAACTCGAATTCTGTTATTTCCTTTAATATATTAGTTATATTCTCATTATGATAAGAAATATAACGAGGAGGTTTATATTTAAAACTTAAACGTTGTTCTTTAGGAATAAAACTATCTGCAAACTTATTTTTAAAATAAATCTCTGCAATATCCGCATCTGACTTACTTCTACAATCAACACCTAGTTCTTTTCCTATTTCCCATCTAAGCTTTAATTCATCCTGTATTTGCAAATACAAATCTCTTGTAATATCAACGTCATTAATACAATAAACTTTAAGTATATTTTTCTCTTCTCTTGTAAGCACTCTTGACGGGTCGTAAGGTAAGTCTTGTAATTTTCTAGTATGAATTCTTGCACCATACATTTTAAGTGAACATTTACTCGGTAGAACTCTAATTATATCAATATGATTCCACTTGCGAGGTGTCCATAGGAAGTTATTACTAATAATATCAAAACTATTATCACTTAATATCAAATCATCAGATAATCTTTTCAACTGATCATTAGTCGGTTTATCATTTTCCTTAATAAAACGCATTATCATAGGAATATCATAAAATCTGGAATTAAAACCTATTGTAAGATCACGTGATAATATATTTACCAATCGTGTTTTATCAAAACTAATTTCATGATCGTACTCAAACTCCAATAACTGACCATCTAAGGATTTGAGTACGATAAGAAAATAGTTAGGATAACACTCGGTATCCAAGAACCATTTCATTTTGTTAATATGTTAGAATAAATCTACTTCGTTTTCTGCCGTGTTTTCCGGTTCTACATCATCAGTAAGTAATGCAAACTTATCTGTTGCGTCTTCCGGAACACCGCTTGTTATAATAGGAGCTTCATGTCTAATATGTTTAACATGATTTAACTGACAACTAAGTAGAGTAGGTCTATCTTTAGGTACTGCTCTAAAAACAACCGATGCGTGTACAATATCACCTGCTTTTACTAATTCTTCATCATGTACTTTTTGATTATCTATATCTGTAACGTTAGGTTTATCGTATGATTTTGCACTTAATTTAAAATAATCACGTAATTTTTCTTTACTACTGTCAGCATCGGCAACAATAGCCATGTCTTCAAATATTGAATACTTATTATCAGCATAAGCCATTTTGTTTTCTTTACAAAGGTTCTTTAACCCAGCTGTTATTTCTGCTATTTTTTCAGCATGTTTTGTTTTGTGTAATAAAAAATTACAACCATATTTTCTTTTTGCTTCTTCTGTTGGAAATTTAGGATTATTAATTTTCCTAAATAATGATGGATAACTAATTTTTACATTAGCTAATATTACTTTTAAATCTTTATTTTCGTTATTCATAATTTTACCTTTTTAATTTATATCTTTTAATTCGTCTTCTGCTGCTATGATAATTTTACCTAAATACTCTCTCTCGGTTAATTTATCTACTTGCTCTTTACCTAATAATTTTTCAGCTTGTCCTATTCCGATAATGGTTTTCTTGATATTATAAGCATCATCGCCCAACATATTAACTAACTCATTTTCAGCATCAGATACCCATTTTCTATTTGAATATTTGTCTACTAGAGAATAGCCGTTAATGTGTCCGCCGTTTTCAAGAATACCTTTAGCGTGATCTTCCAAGCCCATAATATATAACAGTATTAACTCCTTTTTGTCAAGAAAATCTTTTATCTCATCAGTTGTTAATGTGTACTTATCCTTAACGACAATGTTAGTAGATAATGGCTTACAAATAGCCTTTGCACGACAGAATTTACAGGCTTTTACACTAGGATTAAATTCAGGTTCTAGCTTTTTACACTTACTTACTACGTTTTTGTAAAAGTTATCACTGATAATCCATTTGTATTTTTCCTCTTCATCCAAACTCCAACAACTGTTAGAAAATGTCGGTTGAAATATATGAAGATGTAAATCATAATCCTTTATAGTATGGTAATTACTTTTTATATAACCTTTAGCATAATTTAATAGCTGAAAATTCATATAGCTATCTACCTTTACACCATAACCAAACTTGAAATCAATTACGTGAACCTGATGCTTATCATCAAAATCTTTACCGGTAATAATACAATCTACTGTTCCTGCTTCATTATCACCTAAATATTCAAGAGCAAACTTTTTATCTAAAATTACATCTACATCAAACAATTGTTTTTTAATTTCAACAAAAGACTTAAAAACATCTACAATAAGATGTTTGTTGATATTTTCATTATGTTTTACATTTTCCAAATAATGTAAATAAGCGTCGAGTACTGGTTTATCGTTTTGTATTCTTAAATACTCCCGTATATCAATGGTAACTAATTCATGCAATAAAGTACCCTCATCAGCGTATTTGCTTTTAGTAGGTGGCAAATCCTTTTCCATCATATAAGAAGCTGAACATAAAAACCTACGTTCAAAAGAACTAGGTGAGAAATCACTATGTTTTTTCATTTTAAATCCTTTAATAATTTATTTATAATCATAGTTGCAAATTCTTTACTAAAATCTTCACTATTTTTATTTGCTATCTTAATTTTTCTCAATTCTTCCATAAAAATTTCTTCTTCATTTTTCATGATAAACTACTCATATATTTATACATAACCATATCGCCAAGATAGTAACAACCACTGCAAAGAATTATTATTGTAATCAAGTTTGTAAAAGTATCAGTTCTTTTACTAATTTCATAAATAATAAGATATAATATAGTTATTCCAAACCCTATTAGAAATTTAATCATTCTACTACCTCCCAGTCATCAGCTAATATATCATCTTCTAAAAAAAACTTTAACCAACCTCTTTTAAGATCATATATCTCGTAATGATGTTCACCTTGTTTCATATCTTTTATAGTATCTATACTACGCTTTCCCTTTCTCTTAACTTTTTTACCTGTTTTAATTAGTTTTACTGCTTCAATTATATTCATTTTCTTGTTTCTAACCTCTCTTTTTCAGCGTCAATTAAATAAACCCATAATTCAATAACTCTTTTTCTAAATTCTTCATCATTTCTAAATCTTTCTTTTACTATAGCTATTTTTATTTCTTCATCATTCATTCTTCTTACCTACCTTTCACTATTTCAAATAACTTATTAACTCTTGCTTCCAACTCAAATTCTGACAAATCAGGGTTATTTTCTAGCACAATCTCAACTAGATAGAGTTTTGTATCGTTATAATGTCTATCATTAATAGTTTTTAATATGAAGAATAAAGCAACCGATAAGAATAATAACGTCCATTCATTAAATATTTTCACTTTACACCTCTTGTTTTCAAATATTCATCTATTTTCCTGTTCTCTTTTCTTAAAGACTCACTTACATAACTACTTAGCTTATCATAACAACTTTCATAGGTTTCCCCACGTTCATAAACTACGTTATCCTCAAGTTCTATCTCAACAGTTATATTTTCATAATTACCCAGATTTCTAATAAGCTTCTTTCTGTATTTCACTATCATTTATTTGCACCTCTTTTCTTAATGCTATTAACTTAAATTTCTTGCATCCAACCAAATATGGAAATTTATATTTACGAAGCATGCTAGCTAGCTCATTTCTTGTTTTCTTATGTATAGTAGTAGCAGAATAACCTAGTTTCCTTAATATTTCAGTACAGGTATACAGAGGTGCGTTATCGTTTATTTCTCTTGAAAACTCTTCAAAAAACAAATCCTCCATTGTATCGTTCATTGTGAATTGATTATTAAGTTCCTTTTGAATTTCCTTATCCTCCACGCTTAGTTCAAAGTTAACCCAATCCTCATTTTCAAAAACCTGTCTGTAAAGCATAAGCATATCTATTTTATGTCTTCCGTTACAAAGGATGGATAATCCTTTTTCATCCTTATAATCATCGTCCAAAGGAATAATCATAAACCTAGTAGAACCTGTGTTATCCTTTAAAAAGTAGAAATCGTTAGTTGTTGCTATAAAACTTGTTGTTCTCTCAAAATCCACAGGGAAAGTTACATATATCATCTTGAGAGTATCTACAGTTCTGCCGTAAAAAGCTTTAAAAGCATTTATATCGCTATGCTTAAATGACTTCTCAATTTCCCCTAGTTCTACAATAAGCTTAGTAACTAATCCGAGCATATGTCTATCATCATCAGTCTTAAGGGTAGCACCTATATTTATAAAGTCTTTTTCCATTTTTGCAGGCATCAAGTTCTTAACCCATGTTGACTTTCCTCCCTCCTGTTTTGATTGCAATACTAAAAGCAATCTGCTTATTTTCTTACTTTCATATGGATACTTGCTTGTAAAACAACTCGTATAGATAAACTGCTTAAGCCAAGTAAGTAAAAAAGTATTACGCAAATCTATATGTTCAGGTTTTACTTGTAAGGTATTGTAAAAATCATTTAGTCTACATATCCCATCCCATTTTGTTTTAGTTAACAAATTGTAAAATGAATTATATCTATTTTCATTAGCATATTTATTAATATATCTTATACCCCTACTCTTACTTGACATGTTATTTATTTCCATCAAATCCAAAATATCCTCTTGGTTTGCGTTCTGATCGCCATTGCCGAATAAGGTTACTTTTTTGGTTATGATATCAACACCTAAATCAACATTGTAAAACTTCATTATATGCACAAAGTTGTCGTAAGTATCCTTAGGTTTAATCGTTGTTTTACCATGATGTAAATGCGGAAATGTATTTACATCTACAGTCTTATTTTTATCTACCTTAAGAGGAGGTGCGTCAGGGTCAAATAATGTTACTTTAGGAGGTATCTTACTTTCTCTTACAGCTTTCATTATGGTTTTGAAAGTCTTGGGGTTTTCCTTATCATTAGAGAATTTTTTATAAGTGTATTCTATTGTATGTCCATCCTCACAAGATATTTCTTTCCACAGTGATAACCCCTCTTCATTTCCCTTAAATTGATGATGAAGAATACTGCCTACCTCTACCCAAGTTTCATAGTCATTAAACCAACCTTTTGTCTCATCAAAACCAACTATCTTTTTATACTCTACTAACAACTCTTTTATTTTATCAGTTGTTAAATCTTGAACTGGGATATTGTTAAATGTTTTCTTTAATTCTACCTCCTCTAATCCTTGTTTCTCATTGTTGTTTGAGGTGTTATTTGTTAAATCATCACCTATGTCATATGTTAATCCCTCGCAATAAACCATTTCAAATTCAGGTGAGTTATATGGCAATCTTGATAAAGCGTTATTGCCGAACGTATTATGTTGGTCAATTGCCATTACCAAATCAGTACTAAACGTTTGTGTTAGATTAACAAGTATATTCGTCTTCTCATCAGACTTGAAATTCCTATTGCAGAAAATAATAAGCCTTACTCTAGGAGCATCAAAAGTATGAGAACTTGTCGTATAAAACAAAATATCAATTCCTTTTAAGGTGTCGATAATTTCCTCTTTCAAGTAATTATAATTCTTTCCGTAGCTATCAAAATCAATAACCAGTCCGCTATAATAATCTATATTCTCACTTGTTCTAGCTAATGATGTGTCTTTATATTTAGCTAGTATAAAGTGTTTCTGCTCATCCTTAAGGTCGCTTGACTTATCCTTGTATTTTAGAAATCTACTATAAATATCCTTAACAGATAGCTCGTTAAAATGTACTCCCTCCTGCCCCACAAAAGATACTTTTAGGTGAGGAAACGTTGTAATTGCATATTTCATATTATTTAATTGATATTATATTTGATAAATAAATCCCTTATAGCTTCACGAACCAACGCACTTATTGTTACTTTATAGCCTGTATCATTGCTTCTAATAATGCTTAAACCTCTTAAGATAGCTATTTGATCTAAGTCAACACCGACAGGTTGATTATTATAACCGCCTTTAGGATTTTTAGGGATATCATTTAATATACTATCGCACGCTAGTTTATCAACTTCTCTTTCAAAATTTTTCATAACTCATTTACCAAAAGCTAATTGTCCAAGTATCAACATGAATACACAAAAATTAGTTCCAAGTACTACTGTTAATGCCCATGGTGCAAATTGATTATTCATCCAATCTTCAAATTTATTTTTCATCACACATACCTACTTTCTAGAATTATATCTATAAATGAATCTTTAAACATATTATAAGTAATTTTCTGTAATGAATTAGTAGAATAATCACCAAACTCACATGTACAAACAAATTTAAAATCATCATAAGATAAATTATCTTTTAACAATTTCAATATTGAAGTAACTTCAGTCATATCATTTAAGTTAAAATTATCTATTAAGTAAAAAATTCTACTTAATGTAAGTTTTTCCACTCCTGCGTTTGCACCGCTATTATGGTTTTTTAAAATTTCTTTCAGTTCTTCCAAATAAAGTTCTCTGTGTTTTGCTTTATAGTCTGTCATTTTACTTCCTCTTCATTTATAATTTCAATTTTACCAAGTATGTCGTCTATCATCTCAAGAAGAGATTTGTTATAAACTGTAGATAACATTACCAATCTATCATAGTTTTTAAGTTCTTTTAAATTTACTAATAAATCTGCTTCTAAAATCATTTAATAACCTCCTATAAATCAAATATTTGACAAATAACCGCCCAAAAATAACAAATACATAATATTGTTACTATACTCATAACTAACACCCCCTACTATTCATATTATAAAAATCCATTCTCAAATTTCTATTTTCATTAACAGATATCTCATTCAACTTCTCACCTATTCTATGTCTTAATCCTTGCGGATCATAGGTAGAGTAATCAAAGTCGGTAATGTCAAGATTAACTGCCTTTTCAATTAATTGTCTGTATTCTCTATCAGCTTGAATTTTCAAAGCTTCCTTAAACCTTGTTATGTTATTAAATAATTTCATACTTACCTCACCATTTCGTACATTCTATCGTCAATTACCCTGTCTTTATTGTGGTAAAACTCAAAGTAAAATCCTGTCATTGCTATAATCATAATGGCTATTATGTATTTCATATTCATTTTATTAATCTTTAAAGTTATAATATAAGTTAAAACCAAGTCCTATTAGTCCAACAATAAGTAGTATTTCGTGGACTAGTATAATCAATTCAATATCGCTCATTTTGTTTAATCCTCCAATGTTTCCCAATCTCAGGCTTATACTTGCATATCTTTTTAAAATTTAAATAAGATATTGGTAATATTCTAATTTTGTTATGTAGTATAAAGTCTGTTTCTAAGCAAACCATTTTAAAGCCTTCGTGATTTTCTGGATCAAATCTCATCTGATATATTCCACTACCAACATTTAATATAATTTCTTTATTCATTCCACCACCTCCCAATCCTCTGCTAATAGGTCATTAAGCTTAATGTTTAAATCAATTATTCTGTTATCTTGAGAGTATTTAAAGAGTAAACTGTTATTATTAAATAAAACAAATATGAAACCTACCCATTCTTTACGTTTTATATATTTACCGTTTTTACATTCTTTTGCTGCTTCAATAATGTTCATTTATATATCCTCTTCTATTATCGGTTTTCCGGTACTTACCCATTCACCATTGCTATATACTTCGTATTCCTTTTTATCATAGTTTGGTCTCATTATTCCTTCTTTTAGTGAAAAAGGACGAGTTTGATTATTTCCTTTAGGTAATTTTATTATCATTTTATTATCTCTTTTAAAAACTTATTAATTTCATTCAATTTACTATTAAATTCTTTATCCCCTATATCTATTAAATCATCAGGATCGTACTCCTTACCGCATTCAGCACATTCTATTTTCATTTATCTATCCCATAACAAATTTTGAATAACATTGCGTAGTACAAAAAATATACTTACTATGTACTAAACTTTCTTCTATCTCACTTTCTTTTATATCCGTTTTACAACAAGAACACGGTAAAACTCCGTTATATCTCTTGTACTTACCCATTCCTTTTGAAGGAAACTGTAATTTAGTCGGGTCTATTATCTCTCCTTTCTCATTTTCACACCAATAATGTTGCTCTTCAGTATTCCAAATAGGACAATAGTACCAACCTTTGACTAATTTCAAATTACTGTTTTTTCTAACTTCCTCTTCAGCAAATATTTTACATTTACCCCTATATTTCTTGTAATTATCCATATATCATTACTCCTTAATCATCTCTATCAGTATCAAAAACAATCTCGTCTGTTTCAAGATTAACAACTATTATTCTGTCATCATCATATTTATCAATATTGTCGTAATGATCAGATAACAAAAAGAAGTTGAAATCAGTTAGACTTGTAAACTGTAATTCGCTGTGTATTATATCATCATCCGAAGCATTTTTGCCTTTATTAGGTGCATGTATTACCCTCATTTCATATTTAGGTTTTTGATTGTTGTATACTAGGTTTTCTTCTAGTAATAATTGTTCAAATCTAGTCTGTTGTTTAAATTTACTCATTTTATATACCTATTCATTAATTTAAAAAGTACAAAATACTATCACAAGAAGTATTTTCAGTTTTCTTTCTATTCTCTACAATTTGTCTATATCTTGCTAAAGCCTGTTTTTCATCATAATTAATCTCAGTATCAATTTCTGCCAGAGTATAATTATCATCTATATAATCGTATTTCTTTCTATTTCCTTTACTCATGCTATTACCTCTTCTTTAATATTTACCTCTTCAAAACAATACCCGTGTCCTGCTATATTATATTTATCTACAACAACAAGGTCTTTATCTTCAATATCATCATTTTGCTGCTCTATATAAAATATTTCATCCTCACTATTTCTATAAATCAAGAATTTATTATCAAACAACCCCTCGTTTATTTCTTTATATATAACCTTGTCGTTTTGAGTAATTATAACTCCATCACCGATTCCTCCAATATCTTCACAAGCATTATTATAAAAATCTGATGCAAAAAAGCTCTTTACGTCTTCTAGTGTTGATAGTTTTAAACTGTAATAATAAAAAATTTCCTCTTTATATTTTCCGTCAATTTCAGTTAAACTAAAAAAATTTATTTCAAATTTGCTCATATTATTTTACCTCTTTTTATTATTGATTAATAAATACTTCTATGTTAATTGATTCTTGAATAGTTATTTGTTCTTTTACTAAAAGTTTATAGTTTTCTTTTATTGTTTGTAATCTATGATAACCTACATCAATATCCAGCAGACTTTTAAATCTATATACATATTGTTTAAGAATAAACTTATTCATGGATGTATTAAGAGGGCAGGTTGTTAATAATCTCTCTGTATCTCGCTTCCCACAATTTCTTCTAAGTGTCAGCTCATAATCCCAATCGTGATTATGTCTGAATAACTTACGATCTTTCTTTTTTGTTGGAATAAAAGAAAATTCACAATCACTATTAATAGCAATAAGTTCAAGAAAATTATCATCTGTATTATATTTACGAGCATCCAAATAAGCTTTTTTCAGTATATTTTTAATATCCTCAATAGTATGCTCCTTATGTAAAAATAATTCAGTAGTTGTACTTTCTTTAGGGAAGTCATCAAAATAACTTATATATAAACCTTTCATATTGTTTTACCTCTTACATTTATTTTAAGCTACCTTACTGTTTTCAAGCAATTTACTAATCTCTTTTACTACTTTACTATCCTTGCCGTAATAATATTCAAAGTAACTAATACCTTTTTCGGCAAAGTAAGAGCGTTCATCATAAGAGCCGTCAGCTAGTAACTGATATGCTTCAAGTTTATATGTAAAATCCATACCACAACCTCCGAAAGACAATAGCTGTAAGTCTTCATCTTCAGTCCGTATTTCAAAAGGTATAAATCTGCAAAGGTAGGCAATTTCTTCATCATATATACGAGGCTCATACACATAGTTATACATTAAACAGTCAGCTTCTAAAAAGTCTTTAGCTTCATAATAAAGCACATCGTACTTATCCTGTACATAATCCAAAAAGCTGTCGTATTTATTTGTGTTGTATTTAAGTTTAATGTCGTAACCATCCTTTAAATTATTTTCAAGAATGAAATCCGGAATAACAACTTCTGTTTCTTCAAATCTCTTGTTTAATTCAAATCTCGGTAAGTAATGTTGTTTATAAAAAGGTTCAATGTGTATTCCGGAGAATTGTTTTGTTAACATAATTTTATCTCTCTTTAATTGTTGATTATATTTGACTTTACTTCTACAAGAAAAGGTTGCACATAAATTTCTTGATAAATCTGTTATATAATAGTTTTTAATTGTTGTCAATAGATATTTTTATTAATTTTAAAAATATTTTTATGTGAATAATTAAATAATAATTAATCTATTAATATTTGTATTAACTAATTTATTAATAATTGTTTAATTAATTATTGTTTATATTAATTATTTTATTTTAAAAAATGTTAAAAAGATGGTATTTATGGTATTGATGGTATTATTTTTTACAAAAGATGGTATTGGATGGTATTGGATGGTATTGGATGGCGAGCCTTTTATCACCTGCGTATAATACCATTAATACCATCTTTCTACGTACACATAAGAGAAAATAAAAATAATAAATGAGATTTTCTTTTTGTATACGCACGTGAGAAAAAAATGCAAAAGTTGGTATTTATGGTATTTTCCCCTGTTTCTATAAGGGTTTATAGATGGTATTGGATGGTATTTAATGGTATCGGATGGTATTCCTATTTTTTAGACTGTGGATAACTTTGTGGATAACTTTTTATGAGTTAAGTTTTATCTGTGAATCATACGATTTTCTTTGTGGATATGTCAATAAAATATTTTTGAATTAATAAAAATACCTGTTGACAACAATTAAAAACTATTATATGTATTAGAATACAACAATAAAAGAGGTTATTTATATGAAGTTTATTAAATACAGACAAAATTTAAGCTATGATGATTTTTTTGTTTATTCATACAATACGAAAGTTGCAGAAATTGATATTGAAAATAGAACTTTATGGAGATTAGGTTATTGGAGTAGTACCACTTCAAAACATATCAATTATGCAGCTAAAGAATTAAATTTAATGGTCAAGACGCCAGAATTAATACAAGTCTACATAGATTTTAATAAAAAATACAGTTTTTAGCCATTTTAAGCCACCATACAATCGTAATTTAAAATTTAATAGGGAAACTATCATTAAAAATAAACTTACGCTCCTATGGTGGTTTAAAACTCGTTATTCTAATATTTAGGTAAATTTGACAATAATGTGAAAATGCGTTATATTAAGTCGCTATATGAATTATTTTATTGTAAAAATTGGATTAATTTTATGTTATTAAATGATAAAACAGATAGAAGGATAAATTTAGATCTGCAAAAACCAATGTTTGAAGAAAGAACCATACTTGAGAGAATAGCTGAATTGGAAAATAGATTAGTAAATATTGAACTTGAAAACACAACATTAAAAACCAATATAAAAATACTTTTTGAAATAATCGGCACTGAAAAAGCAATACAAAAAAGATCTGCTTTTGATGATTATAAAGAACAGACGTTTAAATGATTAAAATCAACATATCTCAGAATCATATAAACAAATATAGTTCTGTTGACGATATAAAGTTTAAAAAGGTCTATGATGAGTGGGATAGGATAAATTCTAACGCTAATCGTAGAATATTTATTATTAACGATGATGCTTTTGATAAATTCAAATTAAGGCAGCAACAATTGAAAAAAAAGAAAATACTTGAAGATTTAGAATATATAAAACAATATGGTTATATTGGCTGTGTTGGCTTAGCTGGTAGATTATGATAAATGTCAGATATTGAATTTGAATTAACAAAATGTAATAATCAATTAAAACATCATAAAAATGAAATTGACGTTTTGAAAACAAATCAAAAAAAGTTAGAAGATGGTTTAAAACGTATTTCAAATATTCTAATTATTCAAAAAGAAGAGTTTTCTGGTTTAATGCGTAAAAATGACAAATTACAGGAAAAAATAAGTAAGAAAATTGCAAAAAAAGAACTTTCTTGCATGCAAGAAGTTGAGTTTACAGATGAAAATATTGCTAAAGTTCAAGAAATGGCTATTTGTATGACTAAAGAACAAATTGCTAGACGATTTAATATGTCGTTAAATACCTATTTGCAACGAGAAGAAAAACTACCTGAACTTAAAAAAGCTTTTGAAATAGGACAAGGTACTTTTATGGCAGAAGTATCAAGTATATTAGTTCAGAATATAAGGTCAGGTTGTAAAGCAAGTCTGTTTTATTATTTGAATAATAGAATGAAGATGAAAAAAGAAGATGAAGCAACTAATATCACAATAACACAGGAATTCTTGAATAAACCATTAAAAATTATTAATAGTGATGGTAATTATGAAGAGGAATTAATGGATAAATATCATAAGAAAATAATGTCTATTTCTGTTGTAAAAAACAATTCTTTAGAAGATGAATAAATTTGATATTTACAACTTAGAACCTTGGGAAAATAATCTTTATAAACCTATATCATATAAAGTTTTACATGGTGGGCGTATGTCCATGAAATCTACGTCTGTTGTAAAAGCACATTTGCGATTATCTTTCAATAAAGAATTTATGGGAAGAAAAATAGTAGCTGGGAGAGAGTATTTAGGTGATATTAAAGATAGTGTCCATGCTTTGTATATGCGAGTAATTGATGGAGTAGAAGAATATAGAAATTTCTTTCACATCACAGATACCTATATTGTAAATAAATTAACAGGAGTTGAAATACTTTTTAAAGGTATACGAGATTATCGTACATCTGGTATAAAATCAGTTGAGAATATCGGTATTTTATGGCTTGAAGAGGGATCGTTTATTAGTAAATATGCTTGGGATATAGTAGACAACACGCTTAGAGAACAAGGGTGTGAATTATGGGTTACAATGAATCCTGAAAATGAAACTGACTTTTTATATCAGGAATTTATTGTAAACGGCAAAAAGAAATATGGTGATGATTTATTTATCAAACAATTAAACTGGTATAATAACCCACATTTAAGCAGTGATGCTATTGCTAAAATCGTTAGGATGAGAGAAAATGATTTTAATACTTATATGCACGTTTACGGAGGTGAATGTTTAATAAATACTGAAAAACATGTGTTTAAAAAAGATTTCTTTGTAATACAGGAATTTGAAGAACCACAAGGAATATTTCCTTACTATGGGCTTGATTTTGGTTGGACTGATGCAAGTGCTGGGATTAGATGTTATATTCAAAATGAAAATCTTTACGTTACTCATGAATTTAAAAAATCACATATAAGCGTTGATTGTCTTGGTGAAGAATTGGAAAAAGTACTTAAAGATTATAAGAAAAAAGGAAAATATATAATAACGGCAGATAGTTCAAGCCCTGATTTGATTGATTTACTTAACAAATATGAATATCCATGCAAACCTGCAATTAAAGGTAGGGGGTCAATTGAAGCGGGTATTACTTACATAAAAACATTTAAAAAATGCTACGTACACCCAAGATGTCAAGAGTTCTTAAAAGAAGTTTATAATTTAAAATACAAAACTGATAGACATAGTGGGCAAATTAAAGATGAGATAGAAGATAAAAACAATCATTTAGTAGATTGTTTAAGATATAGTCTTGAGGATTGTATGAAGAACAGATACAATGTTGATTTCAAATATAAAAATGTTGTTGATAATACAATCTGGGTATAATTGTGGATACAAATACACTAAGGATATTTTCTTTTTGTGGTGGTGGCACTAAGGGTTACGGCTCTAATCGTTTTATGCAGAAGTTCTTACATCAATGGGGAATACCGCAAACTGATTTCTGGAAATATGTTGATGTTATGTGCGGAACAAGTATTGGAGCTATACTTGCTTCCGGTTATTCTTTTGAAAAAACTCCCGACCAGATGGAGAGTTTTTTTACTACTTATGCAAAACGTATATTTACTATCAGGACAGCGGCAGATGTAGCTTCTGGTAGTCATAATGCAAGCGAGGATTCAAATAGACCAAACCTTGCTCAAAAAGCTTTTATGTTTGCAACTGATGACGCTTTCTATAAATCTGCTTATGAAG